ACTGGACCATCCATGCTTGCTCGCCTGCCAGGCTTTGGTGGTGTCAGGCCCAAGCCTTTATAGTCAACAACCGGCACTGTCGTTGACCTGCAATTAAAATGTTGCGGCGGTTTTGGGCCTTTGCCATATTCAAATTCTTGACCGTCAAGTGCTCTGCAAATCGCAGACGTGCGTGTGTCAAGCGTCGCAACGTAGCGATATTTTTGAGTCACGTCTTGATTTGCTTCGTAAACCTGCTGTGACGCAGCGTTGCTCACCTGATTGACGCTTGTCCTGACAATCGTCATCACCTGGTGATTTGCCATTTTTGTCAGCTCACCACCAGCAAGCTGCAACTGCTTGACCGACCGGGCTGGTTGGCCAAATTCAAGCCGACCTTTCAAGCGTCGCGCAATCTCAGGCGTAGGCTCACCCGTTAGCAATCCTTGCCGCACAATTTGACCAAAGCGCTCAGCCTGGCTTTCGGCTAAACCACGAAAAGCTTTTTCGACAACCTTGCCGTTGGGCATCGTGATCGTTGCACCTTGTGCAGCGGTCAAGCTAAACGTCTGCGGCGCACCCTGCACAGCAGCAAATAAATCGTCGGACAACACAACGGCATTGATCTGAGTTGGGTCAGTCGTCACCACAGCCTGTGCAAACTGCGGCGAGATCTCAACCGTGTTGACAATGCTGCGGCTGCCAGCAGGTAAAACCTTTTTCAGCTGCTCTTCGACAAATTCAGACTGCAGCTCAGCCAAGCCTTGTAATTCAAGCGCCGTAATTTCTGTTGAATCACCGGCCCAGGTCGCAAGTGATTCCTTCAACTGCGCCAAAATTGATCTCAACCTTGCGGCTTTGAACGAATCGTCAAGATCCTCAATTGCGCGAAGCTGAGCAACAGAGTCCAAAATAATATCGTTGTAAGCATTGATAATCCGCCTTGCGACACTGTTGCTATATCGATTGAGATCAATCGCGTTTCGATATAAACTGGCGGGCGTTGTCATTGCTCAAAGATTCCCAAAAGCTCTGGGTCTATATCGGTCAAAATTGAAACATCAGCTCCGCCGAGCAAAGCTTCTCCAACAATCATTGCGAACTGTGGAATCATTTCTTCAGCAGTCTCGTCTTCGTAGATAAGCTTGATCTCACTGACATCGTATACGCCTTCTTTTGTAAACCAAGAAAGGCGCACAACTGCAAAGGTGTCTTCAGGTAATTCACGTTTGCTTACAAAAAGCATCCGTTGACGCTCAAGCTCATCCTTCATGCCGAACAGCTTCCGCAACCATTTCATCATGCCGGGATTTCATCCTCTTGATCGGATTGAGCCGAAGCCTCAGGCATTTCAAGAGACGCTTCAGCCTGTGGCTCAGGCTGCTGCATCTCGATCAAGCCGCCGTTCTGTGTTGCCTCAAGTTCAGCCTCAACTTCAAAATCATCGCCTAGCACTTCGCCATCCGCAAGCTGAGTTAACAAAGTCTCCTGAGTGATGGTGCCTGCCGTGTAAAGCTGCAGCAACGCCTGAATCTCTTGCGGCTCAAGGCGTGTGCCAAGGAAGTCACGGTTAACCAGACTGCTGCCAGCCTGTGCCTCCTGCAGATACTCAGCATGGAACTGCAGGCAGTTGTCGATCAGGTCCTGCATGTTTTGCGCGATCACCATCATGGTGGAATCGCCTTGGCTGCGGTCTAAACGCTTAGCCTCTGCAGTCTCTGCGCTTAGCTTTTGACCAAGCACAGCCGATAAGCCAAGATCGTTGATCTGCTTTTCAATCTGATCAAGACGCTTGAATGATGCGTCAAACGATGCAGGATTAGGCGAGATGTATTCTGCACGGCCTTCAGCTGGGAATGCAATAGCCTCACCAGGACCAGCGCTAACTTCTTCAGCTGCAGACGGGAAACCAAAAAACGCAAGCATCGGCACGTTTGACACGTGCATGATATTGTCGAGATCACTTTGAATCTGATAAGCCTTAAGGTTCAGCTCTGCAATGTCTGATAGCGGTGGGCGTGATTCAAATACGTTGACGCGGTTGCTGTAAGCAACAGCAAAAGGAATGTAATCAAGGCTGGTTGTACCTTCCTCGACAACTTCCATTTGGCCTTTTTTGTCGCGTTGGTGAATTTCAAATGCACCAGGCGTCAACACGCGAATCTGCTCAACTTCCTTTTCGCCGTAATCACCATCAGGCGCAATAACTTTTTCAGCAAGGCGAAGCTGCACAAGCTTCTGTGCGCCGTCAACTAGCTCAAACCTTGCGCCTAGTATTTCGCGTGGCGTGTAGGTCACCCAATAGGGTCGCCCATTTGATCCAGCAGCAGGAGCATCGACGAGCACGCCAACATGACCATAACGTATGCACTTACGAGCAGTTTCATAACACCAGACGTTAAGATCATTGCCCTGCAGGTCTACATCAAATAGCTGCTCCCTGATGGTGTCGGAGACATCATTTAGCCTTACAGGTTTGCGAGTCAACATACCAGCAAGCATTCGCTCAAGTCGCACAAGGTAAGGCGGACAATTTGAACGAGCCAAGCGATTGTCGTAAGCCTCGTCTAATTCACGAGGCTCTTGCGGCAAGTAGCGGCGGTGCTTACGACGCATCTCATATGTGCCGCCCAGTAAATCTTCAATCAGAATCCAATGTGGCTCTTGATTTACCCACGCCGCATTCGGATCGTTGACTTGTGAGACCTTTGCCGCCAATTGACGGTCATAGAAGTTGTAACCGGAATACACGGCGCGATCTCACAAGCCTATGGCAACAGTTTAGACCGATGCAGTTGCAGCAGTTAGCTGAACGCTGTTGCGTCCCAGTTTGATCTCAAACTCTTGGCCAGGCTTAAATCCAAGCTCTTTCATGTACGCACTGCCGACCAGCAGGTTGCCATTGCCTTGGACCTTGGTCCGATGGGTAAGCTTGCGGCCCATTTTCTTGGGCTTCTTCAGATCAATGCCTTTTGCCAGCAGCACAGCTTCGTAGAAAGCGGTGTAGTTGATGGATTCGCTGCCATCAGTATTAGCGCTGACGTAACCGCATTCGCGAATTAGCTCAGAACGAGGAACATCGCCAAGCTGACGGATGCGCTTGAGTAGTTCAGTGCCTTCGAGCATGTTGAGAAAAAGAGAACACTGAAAAGATAACAAACAAAATTGCCGTTGTCTAGTACAACCTGATTCCGGTTCCTCGACCTGATCTTGCGTGCAGTGGGTTGAACAATCTCCAAACTGTGTAGCCAAGAGCATCATTCATGTGATCGTATCCTGCATCTTTGTCGGGCTCGCCTTTATCGCTGTAACTTTGAAGCTCAAGGCATTCGATCGTGCGCTTGCAGTTCTTTGTAACCTGCAGCCTTATTTGGCCTTTCCCGTTTTCCAGCAAAGCCTGAACAGAAGCCACCCGATCACGGACGGGAGGATTTGACCGGCCCGACTGGTTGCTGAAGCCATAGGTCTCCAAGATTTGAATGTCAGTCTGCGCGGCATTCGTGCTTCGATTTCCGCCTGATGCGTCAGGGTAGACATAGATGCGACGGTCGGCATATCGTCGTTTGATCTCCTGGGCCAGCGTATCGGTGTCATGGCTGCCGCTTACTTCGTCGATGATTATCAGTTTGTCATTTAGTCTTACACCGATAACAGCAGACATGTTGCCAACGTTAAAGTCAACGCCAACATGCAAAGGCTCATTACCTGCATCAACGCTGTCTATGACATGCTTTTCGCGATCGAAGCGGTCGTAAACCTGACCGGTGTTTAGGTTTACGAATTCACCGTCAAGATATGCCTTGAGCAAGCTTGGATCATAGTTAGCCTTCAGGCGTTCGACGAAGTCATCCGGCAAATGTGGATTATCCGTTGTCTTCATCTTGATCAACTTGCGATCAGTGCGCGTAAGCGCATCAGGGCTCCCAAATTCGTTATACAACCACTTGAAGCCTTCTGGCGTGGATGCAGCAGCAAACTGCCTTACTACACCGGAGCGAAGACGACCAAGAATTTTCGGGAACGCTTTTGAGGTGATTGAATAGTTGACAACGTCTACCTCATCGGCGACGCAAAAGGCTAAGTTTAAGCCGATAATGCGCTGGTAATTCTCAAAGCTGCGGCACAGGATTTTCGTGTCTCCGTTTGGAAGATGCAACACATATTCAGGCAATGGTGACGCCCTAAACGTATGCGGAATCTCGTAAGCCTCTAGAAAATCATCAAAATCATTCAGCCAAATGTCACGGATCAGCGGTCCAGTGGGCTCCATAACACAGCCCACATAGCCCTGATTAGCAATCGCGAGTGATACAACTTTCGCCGCCAGGCTTCTCGTTTTGCCTGCACCGTAGCCCGCAGAGATCGCGAGGATTTGACTTTCTTCATCATCAACGAACGCTAGCTGACCAGGATGTAAGTCTGCCTTGATTCGCGCCAACAGTGCGTCAGTATCTAAACCTGAGGCATCGCCTAGGACGTGACCAATCGGTGCAGCATTAAGGATGCTCAACGGTCAAACGCTTCGTATGACTTGCGTAAACAAGCTTCACGCAGCTGTGAACGCTTTTCATCGATTAGGTGCATACTGCTGACGTGACAGTGCGAGCTGACACCATCAACACTCATCCACACGCGATACATGTCATCTTCGGGCAGGTGCTCATACCAGAATTTTTCAGAGGTCACGAACACAGCTGAGCCAGTTTGGCAGCGGTATTGATTGCTCCTAAGGCTATGTGATACTGGCCTTTGGCTCTAGCTTCTTGTTGCAGAGTGGCACACTGCGACAGTAGGTCAGCGACCATTTGCGGGCGTTCGATGTCCCAGTCAGCCTTGAGCTGCTCGCGTGCGAGCTGTAGATATTGGTTGCAAGCGGAGGGCTTCAGCCCCCAGTTCTGCTCAGCAAATTCAATGCAGTCTGAGCGTCTACCACCATTGGCGATGATGCGTGCAAACTCTTTGGCACGGATTACTGTTTCAGCTTTTGTGCCGCGCTGGTGAGGCATTCAAGGAAATTTTTCCGATTAGTCAGAATATAACAGTTTTGGGAATCTGGCAAAAAGTGAGTGTTGTAGCGGTTTTGAAGTATTTGAGTGACTTCTTGGATTTCGTGCGGTTCAACGGTCTCTTGATATGGACCAACCGTGAGGAGTACGAACCCAGTCGATAGGTTTCGGATTTTTGGCGTTGGCAAAAGCTTGCTGAAGTCTTGCATCGTAATCAATGAAGGCTTTACGGATGTTGCTTTGCTCAGTTTGGCGAAGACGTTGTTGAGTGTCCATGATGATTGATGTTTGATGTTTGATGCCGGGAGGTAGATCGCGACCACTAACGCGCCCTGCTTTTCCGTTTGCCAAACGGTTTTGTATAGCTTTCAGCCGCGGACCAAACGGCATCAGGCTTCCCGGCGGTTGTCAGCTCAGCTCGGCGGCTATTTCAAGTAATCGGGCGCGAATAGCATGGTGCGCGGCAAACACGCCTGCATCTGCATCAGTGTTGCCTAAAGGTTTGTCCATCCATAGCTCGTCGGCAATGCGCCGAAGAATGGTGGCCGGTGATAAGTCAGTCATTATTTGCAGCCATCGTGCCAAGGAGTACCGCAAGAATTGTTAGCCATGATTTCAGCGTCT